TCAGGCGCGGTCGTCAGGGCGGCGGCCGAGCTGCGCGGCCTGGATGGCGGCGGTCGCGGTCGCGGCACGGGTGGCGGCGTCCAGCTTCTCCTCGATGCGCAACAGGTGCTGGCTGAGGCGCTGGTCCACATCGCGGATCAGTGACAGCGGGACGTAGGTGCGGGCGACCTCCAGCTTGAAGGCCGCCAGCTCGTCGCGGGTGCGCGCCAGCGCATCGGTAGGGACCGATGCTTCGGCACGCGGTGGCTCGGGCCCCTCACAGGACGGGCCGGGGAGACCGCGGCGCAGCCCGTGCAGCATCCAGAACAGCAACGCCAGCATCGGCGTCTGCACGGCGGTAGCCAGCGTCTGGGGTTCCAGATCGAGCGGGTTCATCCGGCCCTCCTCGGCCAGTGGACAGTTGATGCGCCGCAACGGCAGGGCGCCGGGGCGGCGCGACGATCATGGGCCACGTGAAAACGCCCGCCCCCGGGGGACGGGGGCGGGCGATCACGAGACCATCGGAGATTGGAGGATGCCGGTGCCAGCGGGCGCACCTCGCCCGCTGACAACAGCATGCTTATCGCGACGGCACGCGCAAAGCAAACAAAAAGTGAACATATCCTGCCGAGGTTTTCCCGCGTTGATAGAGGTGCCTTCTCAGGAGCCGCGCCACCCTGCCACACGCTGCACCGGCGGGGCCCCAGGCAGCCGCACCGGCTCGGCAAGGATGCAACCGGCGAGCGCATCCAGCGCATCGTCGCGGGCTCCGGCCACGTCGGGCTTCCATTCCGCCATCTCCACCGGAAAGGGCGTGCGGAACACACGTTCATGTGCATACAGCCGGCGGGCGGCCAGCACCGGATCGAGGGCCGACAGGATGCGCTCCTGCTTGGCCCGCCGGCTGTGCTGCTCCACGACCGCGCAGGCGGCGCCGGCGCGGGCCATCTCCCGCTTCAGCAACGCCGGCAGGAAGCGGCCGATGCCGTTGGTCTCGACCCGCAGCACCGGCAGCAGCAGGTCCCGCGCGATGGCCGCCACTTGACGGCATTGCTGCGTCGCCGGGTCATCCGCCGCATCTGGCTCATGCGTGAGATAGGCCAGGCGATGCAGGTAGTGATTGCCCTCGGCATCGGCATAGGTGGCCGCGAGCACGCTGCCGTCGCCGCTGCCCGGACGGCCATAGGCCGGATCCCAGAAGCCGCCGCCCGACACCATGCGCCGCCCCAGCAGCGAAAGCACCGGCCGTTGCTGCACCTCGGCATACATGGTGTCCTCCGCATAACGGAGGATCATTGCGGGATCGAGACGCGCCGCGCCGCCTGCCATCGACTGGAGCATCATCTGCCGGCCGAAATGGATCGGGCCGACCCGTTCGCGCAGCTGGGCCACCATGGCGGCAGAAAAGCGCTGCGGCCAGGCGCTGCGCCCCGCCGAATCCAGCAGCGGCACCACCAGCCGCCGGTAGCCGGCCAGAAAGGCCTCGCCTTCCGAGGGATCCCGATACAGGCTATCGGCGCAATGCGGTGTTCCGACATACAGGATGGTGCCGCCCGGCGTCAGGATGAACTCGGTTTCCGCGAGCCGCTCGCGCAGCTCGGCACGCTTGCCCGCCGTATCGCAATTGCCGGCGACCTCCACGTCATCGCAGATGATGACATCCGCTCGGGTGCCGGTGATGTTGCCCATGAGCCCGGCCGCCAGCATGGAGGGGTCGCGCAGCGCGCCGCTTCGCTGCACTGTGAAGCGGTCCACGGCCCAGGCTTCCGGTGATTGCGGGATGAGATGGCGGCAGAACGGATGGCGCTCCACGACGCGCCGCACCGTGGCGACCATCTTGGTCGCCAGCATGTGGTCGGCCGCCACCACCAGGATGCGAGTTTCAGGCCGGCGCGCCAGCAGCCAGGCGCAATACAGCCCCACCAGGGTCGACTTGCCGCAGCCCCGGAATGCCATCAGCAGCAGCCGGCCATCGCCGCACCCGCGGCGTTCCTCCAGCCAGCGCAGGATGCGCCGGTGCACGCCCGGCATTCCCTGCCCGGCGACGCTGTTCCAAACCCAGACGAATTCGGTGAGATCAGCCGGAAGGCCCGGCATCCGCATCCTCCTCGTCTTCCCGCATCCCGGCGAGGGCAAGGCGGGCCTGCTGCAGGAGGTCGGCCGCCTGGCTGATGTCGGACGGCCCTGCCTCGGCGGCATGGCCGCGCGCCAACTTCAGCAGATGCTCCAGATGCGCGAGCGCCGATTTCGCGGCGGCATGGTGCGCCGCGAAAGCCTTGGCATCGTCATGCGTGCCGGGAGCCGGACCGCGCTCCAGGAACGCGTTGTAATCGTCGACCACGCGGCGGATGGCGCGCTGCAGCGCCTCCGGCGCGACGTCTTCGCGGCGGGTCATTCTCAGATCCTCGGCTTGACGGCGCGGACGAACAGGGTCCCAGCATCCACCGTGACGCTGCTGCCGCTGATGTTCTGCGCCGTGACCCGCACCGCGTCGGTCGAGGCCGTGCCGCCGACGCTGGCCTGGAACACCACGCCACCATTCTGAAAGCCACTGGCCTTGGCGAAGCTGGCCTGCACGAAATCGCCCTGTCGGACGCCGTGCAGGGCAACATCGCGCGTGGCGGTGGCGCCGGCCGCCAGCGCGGGCACGGTCCAGCCGGTATCGCTGACGCTGTACTCGCGCACGCCCCATCTGCGGCTGCCGCCATAGATCAGCGCCGGTGCGTGCAACGGCGAGCAATACAGCCGAAGCGCCTTCAGCGCCGCGGCGGCGGTGCCGCCACGCACACCGATCGCGGCGAAGCGGGCATTGCCGTGGAGCGTGACGCGCTGCAGACTGTTGATGCCGACGCCGCCGACCACGCTGTCAAGATCGGCGTTGCCTTCCCAGAAGAAGGACGGGCTGCCGGCCCAGGCGGCATTCATGTTCGAGAACAGCGCCGGGCTGGTATTGTCCAGTACATTCTCAGCCGCATCGAACTGCATCACGACGGGGCGCAGTTCGATGCCTTCGGCGGCGATGAAGAACTCCTTGCAGGTGGCGGCATCGACAATGAACGCCAGTGCGCGACTGGTCGGTATGCCGACCGTGTCGGCGTTCAGGGTGAACTGGGACAAGCCGGCGAAGGCGAATCCCGTCAGGTTTGTCGGCGGGCCGGAGGGGTTGCCCGACAGCACCGCCATCTGATCGAAGCCGACGCCGTCGGTGCTGTCGATCGTCTGCCGGAAGGCGCGGCGGCGCAGATTCTCGGCTGATGCCACCAATCGCGGCGAGCCCTGGGCGGCCGTGGACTGGTGCAGCGGGATCACCGTGCCGCCGGCCCGCGTCGCGGAGGCGGTGTAGTCGATTCCGGCCCCGGTGAAGGCATAGGTTCCGATATAAGCCACCTCGTAGAGGCAATCATTGGCGCCACCGGCATGACGTGCCACGAAGGGACTGCACTGCTCCATGCGCACTCCGCGGGCGATGATGCCGCGTTCATCGCCGGCCTGCAGCAGAAACGGGATGGCGGCGACGGTGCCGGGGCTTCCCTGGCGCTGCAACTCGAAGGCGGGACCCATGAAGACATGCGCATTGTGCCGGTTGTAGGCGCCAGCCGCGCAGGAGAAGCGCACGCCGAACCGATCCATGGCCGTGTTGGTGCCGCTGCTGTTGGCGAAGTGGCCCCCGATGTAGCGGACCGAGTTGTTCCATGCCGCCGAGGTGGCCGTGTAGATGTCGAGGCCGATGCGGTTGTTTACGAAGCGGCCGAGCACCAGCGTGCTGTCCTCAAAGCCGAGTTCCACACCCATCGTGCGCACGCCGATGGTGAAGCCTTCCACCTGGCGGATCTCCACCTGACAGGCATCGAGATTACGCAGCGCGATGCCGATGTCGCGCTCGTCCAGCCAATCCGATACGGTGGCCCGCAGCACCCGCAGCCCCTGATAAGTCTTGGCCTGGTTGCGGGCTGCGGCCCCCTCCCCCACCGTCAGTGCCGTCTCGCCCGCGGGACCCGCATACAGGATGCTGCCGCGCATCGTCAGGCCGGAGGCCGCGCCCGGGAGCACCAGCGGAATGGTCGTGCGATGCGTACCCTCCCCGATCTCCAGATGCTTGCCTGATGCGGCAGCCGCGTTCATCGCCGCCTGTAGCGCGGGGCCGTCATCGGCAACGCCATTGCCGGTGGCACCGAAGTCGCGCGCCGACAGCCGCTCCGCCAGCTTGTCCTCGATGGTACGCGGGATGGCGCCGCCGAATGGTGCCAGAAGCACGGGATCGCGGGACACGGTGGTGATCGCGCCGACGCTGTCGAAGGCGAGCAGGCGGTTCGCGCGCCCGTCGCGCAGAGGCAGTGTCAGTGCGGCCGGCACGTCGCCCGGGTCGGCGCGGACGGCACCGCGCAATTCCTCGCGCACTTCCTGAAGCGACGCAACCTGGCGATCCAGTTCATCGTTCAGCGTGCGGGCGCGCAGCACGCCGTTGGCTTGGAAGTCGGTCACACGTTCGATAACCATGACGCGGCGCAACAGCACCTGCCGGCCAGCGGCCGGCGGTACGCTGAACAGCACCACGCCGCCGCCGGACTCGCACGCACCCTGGATGGTGAAGCCCTCCGACTGCACCAGGCCGTCCAGACGGACTTCCAGATCGTCATTCTCGAAGATCGGAAAGGGAAAGATGAAGGCGGTCTGCGCGCCATCCGCCGCGTAATGGGCACGCGGCGCGACGTCGCCGATGCGGATGTGCTCGGCCATGCGGATCTCTCATGCGAAGGGGGAACGGAATGGCCACGCGCCGCCTTGCGACGGGTGATGGCGGTTGGCGTCAGTCCAGCAGGGAGCGGATGGCGCCGCCGAAACTGTTGCCGGCCCGCAGCCAGGTGGTCAGCGATCCATCGCTGTTGAGCAGGGAGGAACGGCCCGCCGCCATGCGCGCGGCGTAGGTGTCTCCGCTGGTGACTGCCGCTTCGGCGGCGTCCTGTTGCAGGCCGGCGGTGATGGCGCCCGCCGAACCCTGGTCAGGGTTTACGCCGGATGCCGCCAGGCGGGCACGGGTCGAGGCCATGGTGCGGTCGAGCTGGTCCTGGCGGCCTCTCGCATCGGCCTGCTGAGCCGCGGCCAACTGCTGCTGCCGTGCCGCAAGATTGGCAGCCTCCTGCTGCTGCTGCGCCTTGGCCTGCGCCGCCTGCGCCTGCCCCTGGCGCACCGTGCCATAGAGCGAGGCGCCGGTGCCGACCAGCGTGGCGATGGGGGCAAGCTGGGCCATCAGTTGGTCATCCTCGTTTCAGTGGTCACGGAAAGCAGGGTCAGGGGCAGCGGCGTGTCGCCCGTGATGCGCCACAACGGCGCCAGCGTGTCGCGCCGCCAGCCGAGTCCGCGCAGCGCAACGTCACCGGTGAACACCGGCGGACCGGCATCCAGCAGCGGAGTGTCCAAGCGACGGAAGGGTACCGGCTGCGCGCCGCGGCCCAGATCTACCTCCAGAGCCGCCGTCTGCAGCAGGCGAAAGGTCACACGCACCAGCCGCAACGGTGCGTCCGGTGCGCCGCCGGCCGCGGCGATCTGCGGCGGCAGCGGCTCGATCGAGTGCCGGAAGCCAAGGCCCACCTGCACCGTCCTGGCACCCTCCTGCAGCTCCACCGCGCCATTCCGCACGGGCAGCGTGCCTCGCGGCGCGCCGTCGGCGACCACCTGCACGATGCGATCATGCAGGTGCTGCAGCCCGCTCCAGTGAAGGCGCTCCACCACGTCGCCGCCGCTCAGCCCGGCATCCACCCACAACGTGTCGTCGAAACGTTCCAGCCGCACCGTGCCGTCACGCTCCACGACGCACCAGATGATGCCGTCGACCTCGGCCAGGGCGCGAAAAGCGCCGTCGGTCTCCTGACGGGTCCAGGCGGTCACCTGCTCGGTGCGGTACAGCGTCAGCGTCGCGATCGAGCCGTCACGCATCGCCGCATGCAGCAATCGCCGCAACGGGTCATAGGCCAGAGATACCGGATGGCTGATCAGATGCCGTGCCACCAGCGCCAGGTCATCGGCCTGATAGGCCTGCTGCACATCCGTATAGGCGTATTCGAACACCGCCTGTCCTGTCCGCCCGACGAAAATGGTGCTGCCATCCACGTCGACGGGCTGCAGCACGCGATCCACTGGCGAGCCGATGCGGGTCTGCCGATGCAGCTGGATCGAGGCCGGGGTCATCGGATCGCCGGTCACCATCCATTCCGCGCCGGAGGTGAACACCTGCAGGTGGCGGCCCGAGAACACCGCGCGGATGGCGTTGACCTGATCGGAGAGCAGGCCGAACTCGATCGCCTGATCGTCCAGGCCACTGCCCAGGTCGAAGTTGAACAGATCTCCCGAGCGTGACAGCCAGAGGCGGTTCGGCAGGTCACGGGAGCCGCCCAGCACCAGGCGATCCTGGTGAAAGCAAGCGCAAACCGGCCAGCCGTGGACGGCGCCGAACGCGGCCTCATCCCAATCCGTCGTGGCGACGGTGCCGGGCAGTGTCTCCTCCACCTGCGCCCTCGCACTCGTCGCGGAAATCACGGCGGTGACCACCACCCGCTTCAATCCGATGCGGAAGCGGGTACCGACATGGCCGGCGGCGAAAACCGACGCATTGCTGGTCAATGTCACGCTGCCGCTGGTGGCGCTGGCGGCCAGCGTGACGTCCGGTGAAGCGAAGCGGTGGAACGGCTCGGCCACCCAGTTCCAGGCACCGATCGACCAAGCGACGTGGCTGCTGCGCGTCACGCGCTGCGGCGGCATGGCGGGGTGCAGCAACAGCAGCGTATCGGCGCTCTGCGTCCAGGCGATCTGGTCCAGCATCGCCGTCGTCCAGGGCGCAGGGAGGCTTGCGACCTCCGCATCCCCCATGAAAACCTGCAGCCGTCGATCCGTCAGCGCCAGAAGGTAGGTCTGCTCGGTGTTGAACTCGAAGCCGATCAGCTTCGCAGCGCCCGGCAGCATCGCGACGTGGCGCAGGCCGGGGCGACGCGTGACGCCACCGGTGGGTTGGATGAAGACGTTGCGCAGGCGCCGCGCGCCATTCTCGTAAGCACGCAGGTCGCCGCGTCCCAGCAGATGGTCGCCGAGTTCGCCCGCGGTGAAGCTGGTCTTGGTGCTGCGGCCACCGGCCATAATCTCATCCCCTCGCGGTGATCAACGGAAAGTCGGTCAACGCACGCGGCGTGTCCTGCTGGCTGTCGACCAGCCGTGCATGGCGGAATTCGCTGTCGGCTAAACGCTGAAGCATGTCGGCCCGCGAGGTGCTCTCGGTCAGCGGAATGCAGAACTCCGCGGCGAGCCGCGCCACGAGCGCGCTGGCGAAGAAGGCAGGAAAGGCACTCTCCGAAGGACGGAACAGATAGGTCAGGGTGACTTGCGCCGCGTCGGCGTGCAGCCGACTCTCGTGGATCCGGTAGTTCAGCCCCTGCCCGCGGCGGGCGCCCCCGGCCGAAAGAACCCGAAGGAAATCCGCGGGTAGCTGGAATGCATGAGCGTAATCGGCACGCGGCGTTGCGAGCAGCCGCGGCAGCTCCATCTGCCCCGTGGCGAAGGACCAGGGATGCGCCGACAGCAGCGCGTCGCGCACCGCCGGGTAAAGATGCACCGCCACCTCGGCCTCGGTGGTTCCTTCGTCCAAGGAAGCGATGGGCTGGGCGCCGATCTTCAGCAATGCGCGCGAGCAAAGCACAAGGGCGGAGAGCGCCATGGGGGACTCCCGGATTGCGTGAAAGGAGAAAGCGGGAAAGCGCTGTTGTCAGGCCCCCATCATCTGTCTGCCTGCGAGACATCGAGGCGCTGCCACGAACAGGCAGAAGGAGGAAGGGGTTGCAGGGGGAGTTCCCTCCCCCTGCGATGCGCCTTATTCTGCGGCGCGCATGCGCACGACGCCGGCCGGGTCGATCAGCGATGCACCCTGGCTCATCATGTTGTTGACAAAGAAGGCGGCACGATCGCCATGCCAAGTGATGTCGGTGGAGACTTCCTGAGCCACGGCATGGCCGATGGCCGTCTTGTGATAGAAGTAGCAGAAGCGCAAGCTGCCGCTCTTGGTGAGACCCGAATGCGGCATCCAGGTCGCACCCAACCAGCGCTTCACCTGCGTGCCCTTCCAGGGCAGCTCGGCATCGCCGACATAGTTGGAGTTGGCAAACTCCTGGATCTGCAGCAGGTCGCTCCACTGCTTCCATCCGACAATGGCGAAGCGATTGCCGTCATCCGGCACGTCGGCGGCGCCCAGCATCTCGAACGCCTTCAGCACCTTCGCCTTGGTCAGGCCATCGGTGTCGCCGGTGCCGGCGGCGGTGCCGACCGCCTCATTGGTGGCCGTGTCGAGCGCCGCGATGATCAGTTCGTCGGTCTTGCGGCCGAGCGCATAGGCGCCCGCATTCGCGACAACCTGGCGCTCGTCGATGTTGGTCTTCAGCTCGTCCAGGCGGTCGATCCACTCGCCCGCATAGTAATCCTGCAGGTAGCATTCGACATTGGAATGCGACAGGTTCATCACGGGCACGGAACCGTTGCGGGCCTTCGCCGCCGCGATGCCGCGGCCGACGATCGGAAACACGGTGGAGGCGCCGCGCACGCCGCTCTTGCTGCGCACCGTCGGGCGAAGCTTGCTGCCTTGCCGCTGATAGGCATCGTGCACTTCGGACTGGAACTGCTTCGCGAAGACCTGGTCGATGGAAGCGGACATGCCGAATTCCTCAAGGAAGAGATCAGGAAAGGAGGGAAGCCGCCCACCTCACCGGTTTGCCGCGCGGGGCCGGAAAGGCGGGCACGCCGAGGCGCCCGGCGCGCGTCGGGCGGGCCGGGTTGGTCCTGGGCGGAAACCTGTCGGAAGCGGCCGGGGCTCAGCCCTGGCCGAACAGCCGCTTGAAGCCGTCGGTGACGCGCTTGACGTATTCCGGCTCGCGGGAACGCCAGTAGCGCGGGTCGCGCATCATCTTGCGCAGCGCCGCCTCGTCCACGGCGTCCGGCGCATCGGCCTCGCGCACCAGGCTGGGCTCACCCTTGGCCATCATGCGGTGCAGGGCCAGCACGCCTTCGGCCGTGGTGGACAGTGCCTCATACACCGGTGGCGCCAGATTGGCGCGGCCCCAGGCGGCGATCTGCGGCGCGATGCGGCGGAACTGCTCGTCCCCGCCGAATTCTTGTGCCAGCTTCGCCACCTGCTTCTGCGCCTCGTAATCGGCCGCGGCCTCGGCGATCAGCGGCAGCAGCCGCTCGGCGGCCAGGTCGTACACCAGCTGCACCTGCTCGCAGGTGAATCCGGCCGCGTGCAGCTTCGCGTTGATGGCGGGATCGGCGCCGCACATCTCATGCTTGGCCTCGACAGCGTATTCTTCGGGGCTGTCGGGCACGCCGATGGCGCGGCGGAATCGTATGCGCTCCTCCTCCGGCGCGTCGGCGCCCGGCGGGGCGAAGCGCTGCGATAGGCGCTTTTCCAGTTCGCGATAGGATTTCAGCAACGCGTCAACGCGCAGCTTGCCCGTCTCGGCATCCCGGAACTTCTCGGGAATGTCGTCGGCGGATGACGCCGCCGGTTCCATCGCGGCGTCCAGCAGGTTCTCGGACATGCGGGATCATGACTCCTGGATCGGGTTCAGGATTCCGGCCGGCGCGGACAGTGCGCGGGCCAGGTATTGCGTGGCGGCCGGAATATCAAGCTGCGCCGCAGCCTGCGGGCCGAGCGCCGCCACTGCCTGCAGGAACAGCAGGGTGTTGGCGGCATCGGCGCGCCCCTGGACGCGCGCGAGTGGCGACTGGTAGGTCAGCCGGACCTCGCGCCCGTCGAGCAGGATCGGCGGCACTTCGCCGCGGCGCCGCAGAATGGCCAGACAGCGGCCGATCAGCGGCGTCAGCAATTCGGATTGCAACCGGCCATAGGTGGCGCCGAGCAGCCGTGCCGTCTCGGCGCTGCGCTCCAGCACCTCGGTCGCCGTCATCTGTCCGCCGCGCGGCGCCACCAGCCGGTCCGCCAGCAGCGCATGCCGGATGCGGCCGCGCAGGTCGTCCAGCATCAACTGCGACACATCGAAATTGCCTGGCGCTGCTAGCGGCGTCAGTCCGGTGGAGCCCGGCGCCTTGGGGATGATGGCGCCGGGAACCAGCCGCACCGTGGCCGGGTTCAGCACGCCGTCATCCTCGGCCTGCCAGATGCCAGTTACGGCGATGGAGGCGTTCTTCAACACCAGCTCCACCACCTTGTTGGCCGTGCGAATGTCGGGCAGCGCCTTCATCACCGGGCCGCGGCCATACACCTCGCCCGGCACCTTCATCCAGCGGAAGGCGATGAACGGGCTGTCGAGGAAGCGTCCCGACGCCAGCGGCACCGGCTGCCCATCATGGTCCAGCACGGCGAGGAAGCCGCTGCCGGACCGCTCCGGCCACACCGCTTCGACCACCCGCATCCGGCGCGGCGATGCCCCGTCCTTGTCCGGCACCGTCAGGACCGGCGGCAACGCGGCACCGGGATAGCGCGCCAGGATCGCGGAGGCGTCCAGCATTACCGACCGGTAGACGATGTCGAGCCTGCCGCTCGGCCCCTCCTCCAGCACGGCTTCGCGCAGCGGCACGGCGGTGAAGCGCAGCGCGGAAGCGGCGCCCGCCGGTGCTTCCTCCACCAGCAGCACGCCGGTCCCGGCCACCACAAGGTCCAGAAAGGCCTGGTGCATCTCGACGGCGAAGTTGGAACGGTCGAGGTGTCCTTGCAGCGTCTCAGCCGCCTCCTCCAGCGCGGCGGCGGCGGCGCTTCCATCCGGACCGTCCGCCAAGCCGCGGCTCGGCACCAGGCCGAACCAGCGGGACCAGGGGGGGGTCAGCTCGGCCAACAGGCTGGCGGCAAGCTGCTCGGCGGCATCGGGTGCCGTTGCATCGTACAAGGCCGGGCCGCCGCTGCCGGGCGTGCCGTTCAACACGTGGTCGTAGCAATCCTGCCAGATGCTTTCCCAGGGCCGGCGGCGCGTTTCGGCGGCGGTCTGGCGCATCAGCAGCGTTTCGGGGGAGAGGCTCATCGCGTCCTTATTCCCCGAGCAGGGTTCTGCGCGCCCCGGCTAGGCCGGCGGGCGCCGGCTCCAGCACGCCGCGGGCGGAGGTCGTGATCGCGCCCGCCATGCCGCGGCGGGCGCGCTCCTGGTTGTTCTGCCGCGCGGCTTGTGCGGCGGCTTCAGGTGGGAGGCCGGAGGGCGGCGGCGGGGCCGGCTCGCTCGCGGTCACGACCACCGGCTTCGGGGCTCGGAACAGGCCACCCATGCGCGTGCTGGCTCCTCTGCGATGCGGCATTCAAAGGCCCAAACGACAAAGCCCGTCCGGAGGGGTCCGGACGGGCTCATTCGATCGGGGGGATCGGGGATGGTCAGCACCGGGCGCAACTCGCCCGGTGACAAGCAGAGTTCTACAGCGGCTTCATCGGAGAGTCAATGATTTTTTTCCTATCATGCCTCCAGCGGCGCAGCGCACCAAATAGCTGGCGCGGCGTCAACGCGAACGGCGCCTCGCTGCCCAGCAACGCGCGGCACACGGAAACGCAGGAATAAGGAGACAGCGGGGGAAGCATCGAGCAGGCTGCGGGGCCGGGCTCGAACGGCCCCAGCAGGGTCAGCCCGGCCCGCCGGTAGAACGCCGGCAGGTCGAACTCCGTCGGCAGAGCGGGGCGTGCCACGAGCAATCGGCCGGATAATGGTTCCACCACGGTCCAGCCATTCGCGTCCTGCAGCACGGCGAAGCAGTGGCGGAAGCCGGGGCGCAACAGGCGCATCCAGAGCCGGTCGGCGCGCCCGCCGAACCCGATCCAGACGCGCTGCGCATCCTCGGCCAGGCGATGCGGCGCCAGACGGGGGATCATGGTGAAATCCTTACTCCGCAGGCCGGAAGGACAGGGTAACCACAGTGTTCTCGTCCGGCACCACCATCTCCGGCCCGGCCACGATTCCCTTGACGCGCAGCGGCCAGTCCAGGCGCTGCATCGCCTCGGTCCACAGGCGCCAATCGGCCGCTTCGCGCTGATAGCGTGGATTGGGCGCCTCGCCCCGCTCACCCCAGATGCGCAGGATGCGGGCATGGTTCATGTCGATGCGGCGCTGGCGGTACAACCGGTCCAGGCACTTCACCACGTCATCCGGTTCGCAGGGTCGCTGCGCCTTGCCCGCCCCGGCCACGATGCGCGCACCGTCACGCCGTGCCGTCAGCGCGGCCATGGTCCAGAACCATGCGTCTTCGGCGCTGCGGAAGGGCTCCGCCTTGGCGAGGCTGGAAAGAACGGGGGCGGAGCTGGTGCGGAGCGTAGCGGCCATCGGAGTTGTTCGCCTGTCGGTTGCGATAGCGGCAATGTTCACGAACACGTTATAGGCGTCAACGCCTATTTGTGATTTATTTCCTGTTGCCAT